GGCAGGCCGTTCTCATCACAGCCAATGACGTGGCCGCGCTTCTCTTCCCGCTGCTTGGTGGAGTCGTGATGCTGTTTGCAGAGGGGTTGCCAGTTGCCTTTATCCCAGAAGAGCTTTTGCGCTTTCGCTACAGCTTCCTGGCTGCCGCCGTTCAGTGCTTCTTTAAGTCTGTGCGGTCTGATGTGATCCACAACCGTTGCAGGCACTGCCCGGCCCTGTCTGTGGCACATCACACACAGCGGGTGAGACTTCAGGAAAGACAGCCTGGCTTTATCCCAGCGGCTGCCATAGATGCGTGGCTCTTTCATATTTATTCCCCGGGCTCACGACTGAAAGACTCTCTTTAGTGCGCGTACGAGGCGCATAAAAAAGCCACCAGCAGGTGCGAGTGGCTTATTTATGGATAGTGCGTAGTAAAAATGAATCCTGATAATAATTTTAAAAAATGTTAATCTTCTTGTTTGAGCTTATAAGGATTAATAAATTTCTTTTTAAAATCCTGAAACGAAACCTCATCCACAAAGTGTCCAGCTAAAATGATTTTCATTCGACCCGTTGCATCAACCCCTCCTATCACGCGTAAATCAGAATCTTCAAACTGATTGCTGGTGCGGAGCTGGTCAACAAATGCTCTGAGCACCTCGTCTCTGCCTGTAACTGAGTAGCATTTTCTTCCGGAGATAAGTGTCTCCTCTTTTCCGTCAATCATCTTCTGTTCTCCTTTTGCAATTGACAGAAAAAGTATTATTCATAATAGTTAGGGCGCTATTAATTTACAAAAAAGCATCTTACTGAGGCCGCCCTCTTTCCAGCAATGAACGAAGAGTGAATCAGGTAAAATCAAAAAGCCCCGCAATTGCGAGGCCAAACTGTGACGCCAGAAAACCCAAACTGCTAGCGCGTGTTCTGCCTGGGTTTCTTCTTACTGTCCAGATCGAACCACTTGTCTGGATTGCCGGGTGGCTCTTTCCTGGAGGGCGGAGCAGAATTTTTCATGTCAACTTCAGAGGATATACAGCTTTTGCTGCAATTTAATTATAGCTTGCAATCAGCAAGCAAGAGTGTCTAAGCATGACCTGTCAGCTTTTTTTTTAGCTCTTCGAGGGAAGAATGCGTATCCAGTGGTGCGCCGGTTCGGGGGTCACATCTGACATAAAGTCCACCTAAACAATATACCCTACAAATAAGGCCACGGCGCTTATGGCCATCTTCCATCCATTCCCCATAAATTAATAAAGCACATTTCCTTTCTTCAATAAGTAAAATTTCGTATTTCGCTTCTTTCATAGTAACCAACCCGCAGCAGGTTTAGGCTTTATTAAGCGAGACAAAAAATAAGCCGCCTAAAGTCGGTAGACAAATGACGGCATAATATGTGACTACTACATAAATGAATAAGACTGTATATCGTACTTTAGATGTTGAAAAAGCTAAGTACATTTTATAGCCTGACTGAAACCAGTTATTGCCGCTTAAGTCACATTAACACGCTTCGCTATTAATTATTCGTTGTATTTATTTCGTTGCGTTATACCAGGCCTGCCAGCGGTACTTGTCGAGTCGCAGCTGGCGCAGGCATTCAGTAGTTTCGACATCCGCCTGCAAGTCCTCATCACTGTTTGCTCCAGCGTCACTTGCCCTGCACGGTTCCTGCATCAAATCCGCTGATGGAGTTGGCAGCGTCGATAGCGCGTTGCCGGACAGACTCATCATCAAAAGCACAAACGGTACGATCCGGAGACTGAACATATTTCACCACGTCGCGGGTTATGGTCCGGTAAATCACTCTGGCTTCGGCACTGGCCGCAGCGGCTTTCTTCTCTACCGGCTGGATGGTTTTCTCGGCCTTATCTTTCTTGTCCGCCGCCAGCGCGTTGACATGGTCGGCGTGGGCATTCCATCCGGAACGCCAGGCGATAAGCGCCGTCGCCGAGAGACTGACCACCAGCGTCAGCAGAACATATCGCCACTTCATACCAGCGCACTCCGCGCCCGGTTGTAACGCTGCCGGCGGTCTTCAAGCCCGTTTTGTCCGCCGTTAATGATTTGCGTGACACGGGCCAGGTCGCCGGAGTAAAGCAAACAACCGCTGGTGGCATAAAACCACGCCGCAGAACGCGCCGCGTTGCGGTCCTGCTCCAGCAGTTCGGGACTGGTGACAAGATCGAGTTTTAGCGCGGTACCGCATTTTGTGTAATTTGCCTGCCCGGTGATCTGAATCAGGCCGCGTCCGCGATATTTCCAGCCATCACCCGGCGCTTTATTGCCCAGGCGTTTGCTGTAAACCAGATTGGCGATGGCGCGCTGGCGTTCCAGCGGTAACACCTTTTCATACGAGCGGCGGCCCAGCGCGTTTGCCTGGTCTTGCGTGAGCCGCCCGGCGCGGACGAAATCGGCGAGGCCCGCCACGCTGTAGTTCATGCTCTCCACCAGCCGGGAGAAACTTACCGATTCATGCCCCGTCTGTGCGATAAACATCGCCTGGTCTGTCGGTGCAGTGATGCCAAACTCTTTCATCGCCGCATCGATATGCGGATACCAACGCGCAGCTAATCCGGCGCTTATACCAGCCGCCTGCTGAAATTGTGATTGTTTCATTCCGGCCTCAGAACATGGAAGATTCGCGCGACGTTGCCCCGGGCGCGGAACACGGCGGCGCAGATCACTAGATTTATGGCGACTGTTGCCCAGTGGGTATGCAGGTAGGAGTCAAACAGATACCGGAACGGCACAGACGCATACGCCAGAATTATCAGGTAGGCCAGCCATGACGCCCACGGGTTGTGTTTCCCGCCGGGCTTACGGAACATCATCAGGCGCAGAACAATGGCGGCGCAGGCCACTACGTTTGTCAGCACCAGCGGATCGTTAGTTACCATTGGTTCCCCCTCTCCAGCGTGCCAGCAGCTTTAGCGGGTCCTGTTCACTGAAAAATGTCAGTGTCTTGATAGCGACGGCAGACAAAATCACCGCGCCTAGTGCATCCAGTGGTTTATCAGCATAGCCAGTTATGCTCGCCAGCCACGAACCCACCAGCCCGGATCCATATACACCAGCAAAATACGACACGACGAAATACGCGGAACGGCGAAAAATCGTCAGGTCGGCAGCAGTAGCCACGTAGAACACCGCCCCGGCAAACGCGCCGAACACCACGCCGTAATCAGTACCGGTGAGCAGTCCATAAATGCTCGCGCCGGTCAGCGCACTGCCGGCGGCAGCGGTACCGGAAAAAGGTTCGGACATTACGCCCCCTCGTTAGTGGTGAGTCCTCTCAGGAATGAGGGGAAATAAAAAAGGCCACCGTACTGGTGACCCTGATGAGCCGATTGCATGAATCATTCGGATCAGAGTGTGAGCCAAATAAAAGTAGGTATAACACCCCTAAATCTATTGACGCTCGCTAATTTAGTGGGTATTATACCTACATGTTAACGAGATGGAGGATTGATGAGCAGTGCAGAGTTGATAAAAAGGCTAATCGCCGACGGATGGGTTAAACAGCGTCAGACAGGAAGTCACATAACGCTAAGTAAACCGGGGGTAGCGAAGATAATAACGGTACCCCACCCCAGAAAAGATTCATCAAAAGGGGTTGTCCGACAGGCACAGGAGATATCAGGTCTCCGGTTAATCTAAAGGGTGCGGCGCAAGCCGCCCCTCTCTGCAAAGGTCATCATCCGTAACTGATGAGGTGAATATGATTTATCCGCTCTTTATCTTTAAAACTGACAGCGGCACGTATGACGGCTATTTCCCTGATGTAGAGGGGTGCTTCTTTGCCGGTGATACGTTCGAAGCTGCGATCCGAGATGCGGAAACGGCGTTCGGCCAGCATATGGAGGTGCTCACAGAGCAAGGCGGCCATGTGCCAGCGCCACGCGATCCGGGTGAATATCTGGGAGACGAACGATTAACCGTTGATGGCGGCTTTCTTGCGCTGGTGGAGATAGATCCGACCAAATACGAGACCAAAGCCGTGAAGTTCAATCTCACAATGCCCGGCAATCTGCTGACCGCTATGGATCGCTATATCGAGCAGAACGGCCACAAGAACCGCTCTGCGTTTTTGGCTGATTTAGCCAGGAAAGAGATCGCCAGAAACTGATTAACAGGGCACCTTCGGGTGCCTTTCTCGGGCGCAAAAAAACCCGCTCAGAGACGGGTTAATTTTGTGCAGGCGCTATATCCCACAATTTGAAGCATACAGGACAAGTTCGGACAAAATCAAGTTCTGCGTGCCGAAATAGCTAAATATTGCCTTTATCATCACAAAAATCGGTGGCACGCTGAAACGCCCTGTCCGCTTGGCATTCCCCTTTATGGAAAATATCCACCAGCATCTCGTAAAAAGGCTTCCAGTTTCGGGTCCACGTCCTGATGTGCAGTTCAGGGATATGTTTAAAAATCGCTTTATATGCCGCCGTCGAGGGAACTGACGAATATCCGTTACCGCCGCAGCGTTCACACGTTTTGTACACCGGCGCGCCGCGTTCCTGGGTGGCTTTGCGATCGAGCACCTCCCCTTTCCCACCGCACCGGCAGCGGGCGCTGATTACTCCCTTCCCTTCGCAGGCGTCACAGACTGCTGGCACAATTTCAGTTACCTCTGTCCATTTCTCCCAGTCTGACGGGCGAACAGCACGGGAGCGTTTTGCCCAGTATGGTGCCTTGCCCCACGGGTAAGATACTTTGCGTGTGGTCTGGGTCCGGGTGGTGCGTCCGGTACCGTTGCAGGTGATGCAGGTGCAGCTGGTAGCCGCAGAACGCGAATACTCCGCGAACGCATACTGCGCCAGCACCAGCATGCAGGTACCAAATTGATCACCGGCTGCTTTGCGGACATTTTTCGGGGCAACATCAATTGCGTGGCGCGCCAGCGCCTGAACCGCCATCTGTGCGTCTGTTTTACTGATCCCGGCCTTCCCGAAGAATGCCGCCAGGCCGAAACGTGCACGACTGCTGGTGGTGCCGATGGCCGCCATAACATCAGTTCCGGTGAGGCGATCCGGCGATGTGCCTTTCACGCTGTCGCTGATGAGCATGCCCTGAGGGCTGAAGTGTTTGAGAGCTGCTTCCAGTTTCATTGTTCACACTCTCCCACCAGGTTAAGAATAATGGCGTTAGTCACTTCGCCCAGGTCATTGAGCCGTTCGTTTTCCAGAACCCATCGGCAAACTTCCAGTGCTTCTGTGCGTGTTACTGGGTTGATTGTTGTCAACAGTCTCTCGAGATAATGCTCGCGGTCATATATCGATTCGTGATGCTCATAACCAACCTCATAACCGAGTTCTTTGCCAGCAGCGTAGCGGGCACTGTAGAGCCAGTCCCAGTAAGTGAATTCACTAACAACATCTGAAAGGGTGTGAGGCTCTGGCAGAACGTCACGGTAGCCAGCTACCCATTCACGGCGCTTTCCCTCGATCTCACTCCAACGGCTGCCGTCAACTCTTTGGGCTTTCTTTTCGGCTGCGGTCCAGCCCCAGTAGTAATCGTCGATGAAATTCCCAGAGGATTTAATAACCCGCTCGGGCTCCACATCCTCCATTGCAGATTCATAGCTGCCGAACGTGGCGCGCACATCAGCGGCCTTTTTGATGTTCTCCCGCGCTACCTTGATAGCGTTCGCCGGGTTATCCATGCCGATGGTCCCGAAAGCAACCTGGAACGGATCGGCACCATTCGCCAGCAGATAGCGGGAATATCGCTCCCCGGCCTCTTTCGGGCTGATCCTGATTTTCTTCAGCGCGGTTTCGGCTGCGTCCAGGTGTGCGGGTTCATTCAGGCGAATTACTTCCAGCACCCAGAGATAAGCGTCAGTCTGCTTATGTCCGGTGATTTTTCGTTGTTCAGGCAGCGGCTTGATGTTTGCGAGGGTAGTGCCATGTACTGCCGTCGGGATAGTGAAAAGTGCTTTATGTTCGGTGTTATCTGTACGCATTATGCAGCCGCCTTTTTCAAAAATGTCATCTCGCGAACCTGATCGCCGTTGACCAGCAGATCGTTAAAATCCCCGTTGTCGCACCAGCGCACACTAACTTTTTCAATGTCATTTTTTGCCAGCAAGTTAGCGTGGGCACATTCGAACGCCGCCGCATGGCCTGTCGCTGAGTGGAGGTCCATGTCGGCAAAAATGATGAGATGCCGTACGCCAGCTGGTGCGCGAAACTTTTTCATAAATCCGCTGTTAAGCGTTGCCCAGGTATTGCAGCCGTAGAGCTGAACAGCGGATAAAGCCGTTTCAATACCCTCCGCAATACCCAGCGTGGACGCGACGGGAAACATCCTCACCGCGACAGACTGAGCGTGATCCAGACAGGAGTCCTCCTGTAACGAGTAAAGACGTTTCTGCCCGTCGCCCATCGGTGCCTTTTTATCGCCGTCGAGATAGGTCCGGTGCAGGTAACACAGCTCACCCCGGTTATCTGTCGCCAGCGCATACAACGACTGATATACGTGGCCCTGATAGCGCTCCTTCGGACAAAACCGCACCGCTTCAGCAGGTAGCTTTGTGATCCCCCGGTTCAGAAGGTACTGCGCCGCGCTGGTGCCGCGAGGACCTTCCAGCTTTGAAAATTTGCTCACTACCCGCTGGCGCAGGCTGGTGGCCGTGGTGTTGACCGGCGTTGCGCGATGCCGGTAATCATTACCAAGCAGGGCGTCGATTTCCCGGCAGACTTCAGCAAATGATTTCCCCTGGGTCTGAACGACAAGACTGATCCCGTTGCCGCTGGCACATTTGCAAATCCACGTACCGTTTCCGTCCCGGTCATCAATGCGGAAACTTCCCCGCGTAGCGCAAAGCGGACACTCCCCCTTGAAGTGCCGCCCTCCGGTAACAGGCGGGAGTCCGTAATGTTCAAAAATTTCCGGCCATCGGCCTTTTGCTGCTTCAGTGGTTTTCACGTTCTTTCTCCCGCATGCTTACGAAGTTGTTCAAACTGCTTTTTAGCGCTGATGATCCTGCTGGTCGGACAGCCCTCAGGAATGGTTGTCAGTTGCTGAGGCTGCCCGTCAGTTCGGTTGTGAACGACGGGCGTCTGTTGCAACTGCCGTTTCTCCTGCCCTTTTGCCCAGGCGATTTGTTTATGCCGGATGTAATTGCTGACTTCGGGGGTGATCTCCATCGGGAAATCGCTCAACCCGTTAGGCCACTCCCCGAATTTGTCCCTGAAGGTGTGAAGGCACCACCCGTTACTGACGGGTTTGCCGGTTGAAGCTCGCTGGCGCTGGTAAAACTTAATCTGGCTCCACCAGGCCTGTTTGGTGCTTTTCGTTGCAACGGAAGAGCCTTTAGAAAGCTTTTTGATTTTGCGTGAGGTGTCGGTGTCCACGTCGGAGCCGGCCAGCGGTTTAAAGCCGCACTTCGGACAAACGTAAACGCCTGCCGGCTTCATGAAGTGACATTCGGGACACTCTTTGGGGATTTTTTCGGCGCGTTCTTCCGCTGCCCGTGCTGCCGCCTCCTTCATGCCATCACTGGAATCCAGCAGAACGTCGTATTCGATAGCATCGGGAAAGCCCAGGCGGTGAACGGTTCCGCTGTGATCGAAGATCAGACAGGTATCTTTGCCCGGCGCAGTGCGAAGCCCGCGACCGATACACTGTATCCACCGGATTTCTGATTTAGTGGGTCGGGCATAGATGATGCAGCGCACATCGCTGTCGAACCCGGCCACCAGCACACCCACAGACACGAGAATTTTTGTCGCACCAGTTTCGAAGCGGTGGATCATTACCTGGCGCTGGTCATGGGGTGTTTCCGCTGTCATGACTTCAGCGTTCACCCCGGCTTTGTTGAACTGGATGGTGACGAAATTAGCGTGAGCCACGTTTACGCAGAAAGCGATAGTGGGTAGGTCGCGCCCGTTCTCAAGCCAGTTACTTACGATGTCGCCCACCAGGTCAGAGCCGCTCATGATTTCTGCCAGCTGGGTTTCGTTGTAGTCACTGCCAAAATCCGAAGCGGACATTTTTACGCCCTTCAAATCTGGCTTTGTGGGCGCATAAAACTCAAACGGACTGAGATCACCGCGTTTGATAAGTTCGCTGATGGTGGTGGGCTTAATCAGACGCTGATAGTAGTTGCCCAGGAACGATGAAAAAGGGGTGCCCGAAAGCCCGATAACCTTAACGTCCGTTTCGCTGGTAAGACGTTCAATCTCTTTCAGGATGGTGCGCTTACGGAGATGGGCTTCATCGATAATCAGCAGATTAATATTGTCGGGAAAATCACGGCGGATCAGGGTGTCGGCGCTGGCAATCTGGATCAGGCGCTCCGGATCTGCCTCGCCCTTATCTGCTTCGGCCCATATCAGGCCAATCTCGTCAGGATTCAGGCCATAGCTTACAAAACGGCTGGCAGTCTGCCGCAGCAAAACAGTGTACGGCGCGACAAAAAGCACTCGCATCCCACGGCTGACAAAGCCGTCAGTGATGAAAGCGGCCAGCCCTGTTTTACCACTGCCGGTGGGTGCGTATACCATGAAGGAATTCTGTGCCCTCCACTCACGACGCAGCATATTCAGTGCCCGGTCCTGTGCAAAATTTGGTGTGATTGTCAGCATCTGCCGCCTCTAACTCTGTGCCTGTAAGTGAGCCTGAACTTTTCCAGGAAAAACCCACCAGGCCGCTTTAACCATTTAGCCATCTGAATGGCTGTGCCGTTTGTTAGGAGGATTAGGTGCTTAAAGAGATCTACTTAAGCTATGTACCTGTCTCCTGGAAAAGGACGCTATACCTGCCCCTTCTCCCAACTCCCCCCTTACCCCCCTCTTCCCTCTTCCCCACTTTTTGGTGGTTTAGACGTCCAGACACCTTTAAGTCCGAACATTTCAAGAGGTGATCATCACTGACCAAATGAGGGGGGCTTTTCTGTGTAACCCTGTAAAGCCCGGTGATACTTTCTTGCGTACTCACGAAGGCGTGTGTTTGCTTCGTGTCTTGCTTTGTTCTCTTTGCGAAAGCTCACTGGCTCGCTGTCTAAAAACTCCTCGTAGACTTCTCCGTATCGAACGATGGCTTTTTGCCTGGCTGATGGTGGCAGTGCTGCTAACTGATCCTGTATCCACTCCGCATCGGCTTTGCTGTATACCTGCGGCATCACCGCGCTGTTAACATGCATGGTTCGAGTGCAACAGTTCAGGCCAAATTTTTTGCCAGTTGTTAGGGCTAAGCGCTTTACGGGTTACTTTTCCACCGCTGTGTATTTCAATCTGAGCGCAAATTTCTGGACCTATCGGTTTACCTGTGCTCATGACCTTCCTCAGGTAATTGAGGGTGGTACCGCAGCTCTTTGCGAAAACCCTTTTTTCTTCAGGCGTTAAAGTCGCCATGTATTGCTTCAAAGTTTCCATAGTTAACCTCTGTACAAACATCAGGATTGATATTACCTGTAGGTATAAAGATAATCAATACCTACAGGTTATTTACCACCGGGTAACAAAGGTTAAAATGAGAGCTATGGATAAATACGAAAAACGTCGTTTACGACTCATCCAATTGAGGGATGATTACTGTGATGGGAATGCCTCAAAACTCGCGAGAAAGATTGAGCGAGAGCCTTCCTACGTACTAAGAATGCTATGGCCTGAGGGCAAAGCTGGTAGAAAACGCATCGCCGACGATATGATCGAAGTTATTGAAAAATCGTTCGGTTTACCCCGGGGGTGGATGGATGGTATCAGCCAAGAAAAATCGAATGTCGAACTAGTTCAGCAACCAAATCCAGGGAAAAGATATCCAGTGATCAGTTGGGTAAGCGCAGGAACTTGGGCAGAAGCTATCGAACCGTACACACTAAATGATGTTGAAGAATGGTGTGAATCGGATGCCCATGTAGAAGGTGAAGGGTTTTGGCTCCGTATAAAAGGGGATTCCATGACATCACCTGTGGGCATGAGCATTCCAGAAGGCATGCTGGTTCTCTTTGATACAGGTCGCGAGGCTAAACACGGCAGTCTCGTACTGGCAAAGCTCATAGATGCAAATGAAGCGACCTTTAAAAAGTTAGTTATCGATGGAGGGGATCATTTTCTAAAACCGCTCAACCCAGCTTACCCACTAATCCCTATAGACGGGAATTGCAAGATACTCGGCGTGGCTGTAGAGGCCAGAATAAAAATTATTTGATTAAACCCGCTACGGCGGGTTTTTTATTACCTTAAAAATCAAATTGATAAAAAAAACTCAAAAAATTATTACCCATAGGTGTTGACGCAGATTATTACCCGCAGGTATGCTCATATCACAGGCAAACAACAGGTCGAATGTTATGAGCAATTCAGAAATCAAAAAACCTTTTGATATACACCAGAAATTGAGAGCCAGTTGCTCACATTGGGGTTACTTGCATGCAGCCGAGCCTTGGCATGGTGATTGTAGTTTTCAACTAATTACTGACCTTTCAGGTGATGAGTATGAGTACGCATTATACCAGCGCGTAGAAGGCGATTATTTCTGTCTCGTTGACTTCTTCAAGAATTACAACGAAGCGTGTGAAGAAGCAAAGAACATCATTAATAGTCACCCCAAATATAAAGCAGCAATTAATTATTAACTTTCTCCGATAATAATCACAGCTTAAATGCTGGGAATAAGCTCACCTCAAGGAATTTAAAATGATTAAATTTAATAAAAGAAAAAAATTAACTCTACACAGACTTCCATTTATCGGCGGTAAGTCTAAATCAGGTTTTGGGCTCAACTTTTGGAACGTGCCATCAACAGGCGGTTACTCGGGAGGATGCATTACGGGAGCCGCATTGGCCTGGATCTGGCTTAAGCATCTAGAAAGTGAAGCAAGGGAAGGTGCAGGAAATACCCCATTCAATAGTGAGTGAAATAAGTGATCTGAGTGAAAGTGATTCGTTAAAAGGGCAGATGATAGGATTCTTCGAAATCATCGAGGTCGTTCTTTTTAAATTGATTTCAGATTCCAGAGTTCATTTTACGAAAGACGAAAAAAAACTTATCGAACAAGCTAATGCGGGACTGAAAGATATACCGGAGGGAACGAATAATGAGTTTCATTAAGGATGTGGCGGCATACAAATCAGCGCTTATGTACATGAGCTGTGGTTATGAAGTGATTGCGTATCTTTATTTATGCAAAGCATATGGGAGATAACCATGCCAACACGACAGGATATTCAGGATATAACGACCACAACAGAACATCTTTATGCTTTGTTAGAGGTCATATCCCAACAATATAAATCCATTAACTCTTATCAAATGGAAAACCTCGTAGAGATAGCTTACCTCCTGTCTGCAAAGGTTAATTCATGGGCAGTTAAGGAAGAAAAAATAGTTCTTGAGATTGAGGAGCATCAACGCAATGGAAAACGTAATTGACTTATACCGCCGTCGGATTGCTCACGCTGCATTAAACAGGCTCAAAAATAAAACATCGGGAAATCTCCTGATTGTGAATCTTCCGAATGGCGCAATCGAAACGGTGGAAATAACAGAAAGTGTAATGACTCAGTTACTGAGACGATTCGAGCTAATGGCTCGCAGTGAATTTGGCAATCGGAAGGAAACTGAATCATTTATTAAAGCCACTTACCAGAATGCAATTGGCATCAATAAGAACACTGAGTACCTGACCGAATCAGGGAAATTAATTGTCGATGATTTGTTTAAAGAAGTCACCGACTACGTGAAAGAGAAACATCTAAGCGGAGGTGTCCAGTGAAAGAGTTTACTCAGGAACAATTGCGCGCTGCTGGGCTCCGCTGCGTATGTCCGGTGGATCTGCACGTTGCACCGAATTTTACAGGGCGCGTCGTCGTTCACCTGAAGGACGGGCGAGCAATCTGTGATTACCGACTTACACCGGACGATCACATCACAACCCTTCAGGGTTTTATCGAACTGGCCCGTGAAGCTGGCTGGTGCATCAGCCCGCCTAAAGAGGTTATGCGATGACACTGACAGCTATCCGCGTTCCCGAATGGGTACATGTCCAGGCGATTAACGTTCTGCGCCGTTACCGCCAGCACCGGGTTGCGCCGTGTCGTATCCATTGCGGCAACCTCAGTCTGAGGGTCAACCGCCGTTGGCGCCTTCTTTCCCGCGACGGCGGCCAGAACTGGCAGGTTTTATCGCACGAGTCATATAACAAATTGAAGGACCGGAAATGAAAAACGATGAAAGCACGAACGTAAAGCAACTGGTTGAGCGTCTGAGGGAAATACAGAAGCAATCCGACATAACGATTCCTGGCTGGATGCTTGATGAAAATCGTTATGGGAAGGGTGAGCTTACTGTTGAAGAACAACGTGAGTGGGCCGAAACCATCGTCCAGTCCATGCGCGGTACGGTCGCCCTGCTCTATCTCATCAGCTGCGAAAAACGCTGGGGGTTACGTGAGGGCGAATACCAGATCAAGACTGGGGAATTTACTTTCGGCTTAACCCGAGAACTTATCGAAAATCTGCTCATTAAGCATGTTGAAAGAACACTGATTGAACACAGACCGCAGGAACAATATCTGGCGGTATTCCAGTTCTATTACGCCGACGATCAGCGCGTGAAAGACGGAGGCCAGTCCTGGTTCAGCAGCTTTCTCGACGATATTTTCGTTGATCTCGCGGTTCGATTACGCACTGGCGAAACGATGCCAGTTAAACCGGTTATGCACTGAGGAAAACGATAATGAACACAGTAACCATTAACAACAAACAGCTTCCTGCAGTGGAATATCGTGGCCAGCGCGTTGTAACCCTGGCGATGATCGATGAAGTCCACCAGCGCCCGGAAGGTACCGCTCGTGCAGCGTTTAACCGTAATCGCGCTCACTTCATCGAAGGCGCGGATTATCTCGAACTGACTGCGGACGTAATACGTACGGAGTCACTTTCTGATGCTTTTGCGGCTCGCACCGCCAAAGGAATCATTCTGTTCGAATCTGGCTACCTGATGCTGACGAAGCCATTTAATGACGACCTGGCCTGGAAGGTCCAACGCGAGCTGGTTAACAGTTACTTCCGCACCCGCGCGCCCCTGACTGAAATCGAGATGATCGCAGCGATGGCCACTGATGCAGTTCGCCAACAGAAACGCCTGAGCCAGGTTGAAGAACAAATCGAAGCAGTCACCGAGACGGTGGATAACATCAAGCGCGGCAACATGCGGGCCGGTTATGTTGGTTACCGCCAGGTTGTCGCCAAATGCGGCATGACTGACGCGAAGTGCCGAACCCTTGTTAACGCTTATCGCATTCCTACGGATACGCACGAATTTATGACCCCTGACGGCCTGCTGTCACGTCGCGCCATTGTTGAGCTGGAGCCATTCATGAAGGCTTTCCGCCAGATGATGAGTGAAGCTGAGCCACGCGGTACACGCTGGTTTCACCCCAAAATGGGCTTGTTCCAGGCGATCGGGTGGGAGAATAAACCATGATTAATCTCGATGTCATACCCATTACAAGCTACTGCAAATCTGTAGGCGAAACGCTGGATGCCGTTAACAAACGGTTACATCGTGGAGTATGGAAAGAAGGCGTTCATGTTTTAAAAGTTGATGGTTCCAAAGAACGATGGATCGACTTAACAGAGGTTGCAAAATGGGCACGCAAAAACAAGGACCCTTATCTCTCCCAAGAGGAATAACTGTCCGCAATCACAAAACAGGCTCCACGCTGGTTATCACTTTCACCTACAAAGGGGTTCTCTGCCGGGAGCCCCTATCCAAAATGGAAGCAAGCGCGCGCGGCGTGAAGTATGCCGAGCGCCTGCTGGGGGAAATACAAAATCAGATCGTCAGTGGCACCTTTGAATATGCAAAATATTTCCCCAACTCCAAAAAGCTGGAACTGTTCGGGGTAGTGAAGAAAACGAAAAATATTAAGTCCTATCTGGACGAGTATCTGAAAATCTGCGTGAACCGCAATCTTTCGCCGTCCACTATAAACGGTTATGAAAAATGCCTTTCGGCGCTGTCAGCCCTGCATAAACTCCATGTGTCAGAACTGACGCCAGCGGTCCTTAAAAACTGGATAGCCAGCCGGAAAACAAAGCTGAAAACGACCAGGAATAACCTTTCGTTTCTGCGCAGCGCCATAGATGAAGCGGTTACGGATGGCTTGCTGACCATTAACCCGGTAACCCTCGTCAGCGCCAGCCGGTACCACGTGATCGACAGCAGCCCGAGCGCCGACGATTACGAGGTTGACCCGTTTACGCCAGCGGAAACCCTCGCTATTTACCAGAGCTGTAGATACCCGGAATGGGAAAACCTGTTCCGTTTCGCCTTCAATACCGGTCTACGGAGCTCCGAGCTGTGCGCGCTACGCTGGCCTGATCTCGACACCATCGCAAACACAGCCCACGTTCAGGCGGCCAGTGTCGTAGGGGTACTTAAAGGTACCAAGACAAAAGCTGGTACCCGTAAGGTGGAGCTGAACAGTGAGGCGCTGGCAGCCCTGCAGGCGCAGAAGCAATACACCTTTATGAAAAGTGAGTTCATATTCAGCGATCCAAAAACAGGAGAACCCTGGGCGAATGCCGACGCGATCCGAAAAAAAGCATGGGTACCGACCCTGAAAAAAGCTGGCGTGCGCTATCGTAACCCGTACCAGACGCGACATACATTCGCCACCAAGCATATCAGCCAGGGCGTTAACCTCTTCTGGCTTGCCGGACAGATGGGCCATAAAGGGCCGGAAATGATATTCCGCAACTACGGTAAATACCTGGCTGAATATGACGGTAAAACCGCGATTTCAGCCGCGCTGTAGCGGGGGGAATATTTCAAAATGTTGGACAGAATCAGGACGTTAGACAGACGTCAATATGCACGTAAAATGCACTTGAGGTATATAGCAGCAATAGAATTGTTTATTTTCAATGAGTTAAATACATTTCGGACGCGAGTTCAACTCCCGCCAGCTCCACCAAAATTCTCCATCGGTGATTACCAGAGTCATCCGATGAAGTCCTGAAAGCCCGCACGGC